AAATTAATATATTTTTTGTCAATATAACTAGACATAGTAGTTCTTATAAATATTACGAAGATGAAATATTTTATATATAAAATCACAAATAATATAAATAATAAAATATATATAGGATATACATCGAATTCTCCACACAAAAGATGGAACGCACATAAAGTAAGATCCAAAAAAATTAAAGATTGTCCGTATTTGCATAATGCTATGAATTATTATGGTGTTGATAATTTTTCATTCTGTGTATTAACTGAACACAATACTGTACGGGAAGCGTTGGATAAAGAAATCGAATTAATAGAAGAATTTAGATCACGAAATCCAAACATAGGATATAACATATCAAAAGGTGGGGACGTAGGCGGATTTGTTGATGAATACCATAGACAGAATGTAGTACTTCGAATGACTACCAATAATCCTATGAAAGTCTTAAGAACTAATTCAGGATCTTTTAAACAGGGACACATCCAAGTATTTACTTCTGAAAGAAAGAAAAATTGTTCTATATCAAAAATTGGCACTAAAAATCCTATGTTTGGAAACAAAAAAGCAGCAGATCATCTCAATACTGTAAAATATACTTGTGACCACTGTGGAACATCGTGTACTAGTGGAAATTTTACACGATGGCATGGTAATAATTGTAGATTGATTAATAAAGACATTTAAAACTTCCATGAAACATTTGGAGTTGAAGGACTTTCTTTCATACCGAAGAAATCTTTCTTTGCTGGAGTTGGAATGTTTGTTTGATCTTCTTTCTTTGCATCTGTTAGTTTCATTTTTGCTCTGTTGATTCCCAGAATAAACTTACGATTTAGGACTGTATCGTTATATCTGTTCTTAAGTTGTTTGATAAGAATCTGATTCATTTCATCAAGTTCGTCCGTAGAGATCATGGCAAACATGAAATCTGCAGTTGCTGGTAGACCAAACGATTCTGATGTATCTTCGAGACCAACATCATTACTTTGGAATCCAGTTCGATTCGTCTGTGTTGCACTAAACAAAGGTACATTATATTCTACTGCAAGTCCACGAAGTTCTTCTGCAATAGATTTAACATAGGTGTATGAGTTAATGTTGTTACCATTCTTGAGTCGTGCAGACGCACAGATGTTCAGGTAATCTATAAAGATGATACTTGGTTTGAATCGTTTCTTCAACCAAAGTTCGTCAAGAAGAAATCTAAAGTTATTTACATTTGCTGTTGCAGTTGGATATTCTTTAATAATCAACTTTCCTTTTATTCCAGCGGCTACTTTGTTTATCCGATTATCATACATTGATTTAGGTAGTTGTTTTAGATCGTCCATTGTGATATCCAACAGATTAGCATCGATGCGTTCTGCAATACGTTCTTCTGCCATTTCACAAGTGATGTATAAGACATTCTGATTCTGTTTAAGGCAGTTTGCAGCATGATGACAAAGGAATAGACTTTTGCCTACTCCAGTTCCTGCCATGACAATATTGAGAGTCTTTGCCGGAGTTCCACCATTAGTAATCAGATTAAAGTATTCAAGGTCAAATGGAATCTTCTGTTCTACTGTATGGTAGAAGTTAAATCGAGATTCCGAATCTTCGATATAATCATGTCCAACATGCGAATCAAAAGAAACTGCTAGTGCCTTTGAGAGAATATCTGGAATAGATCCTGAGTCTACTTTACTACTTCCATCGATAATATTGATGGATTCCATGATTGCATTATATACTGCACTCTCTTTACAGAACTTTTCTGTTTCATCTAACAACCACTCAGAATCAACTGTTTCTTGGTGTTTATATAATTCTTCCAATAAATCTAAAATCAGTTGATGTTCTGATTCATTTATTGTTTCTTTCTTTTCAAGAACAATATGTAATACTTCTTTTGTTGGAAGATTATTATACTTTAGAATAAACTCTTGAATAGACTCAAAGAGTATCCTTTCTCTGCGGTCTTTGAAATATTCAACCTTGATGAACGGTACTACTTTCCTAGAGTAGGATTCATTTTTAAGAAGATTGTGTAGAATTACGCCTTTTATATCACCATCATTCATCTGTTTTAGTTTCTGTTGTGTTTCCATACTTGAATTCTTTTGCCGCTGCTTCGTCTAGAAGTTTAAGAACATCGGGTGTAAAATACTTCTCAGGATTGTCGTTGATATTCTTTTCAAAGACTTTAGATCCATCTGGAAGTTCTATTCTTGTACTATTCTTCTTGAAGATGTTATACTGAAGTGCAAGTTCTGTCAAGCCGTAATACAAATCAAGTCCTGTATTGTAATTCAGTCGAACATCTACCATCTTATTTTCTTTGGTAAGTCTTCCCTTATATAATTTACAATGGATAATATTACCAATTACATCACCATCAGTATTCTTGTCTTTCCTCTTGGACAAGTAAACAATAGTAGATGCAGCATAGCGGATGCCCTGACCGCCAGACATTTCTGTAGTAGGATACATCGATCCCATACTCTGGTAAGTATGATTTGTCATAATCATCGGAATCTTTGCCATTCCTAGTTTAACTGTTAGTACACGGAAAGTTGCCTTCACCAATTGAGCGCGGGTCATATCTCGAGTTTCTTTTCCTTCAGTCGTATCATTGATTTCTTTGCTAGTTGAAAGCATCCCAAGAGAATCCAAGACAATAAGAATCTTCTTTCTCTCTAATTCTGGTTGTAACAAGTGATTATCTACAATTGTAATAACCTGATGACGAAACTCCTCTACAGTGGTTACAGGAAATACAGCAATTCGTTTAGGATCTATTCCTCGTTCTGTAATCATATTAGATGTTACTGCTTGTTCTGAGTCGAAATACAAAACAACTGAATCCTTATGATCTGCTAGAAACTTATGCACAATACCTAATGAAAAGTAAGTCTTTCCAGTAGAAGTCTCTCCAGCAATTGCAAGAATTTTATTATTAGCAATTCCACCATGGATTGATCCAGATAGAAGTGCATTCATAATATAACTTCCTGTATTCACGAATCCGTCTACATCACTACCGTCGATACCGTCATCGACGACTGTTGCGTATTTGTTTCCAGATGCCTTAACCATATTCTTTAAATAATCGTTCATAGTTTCTCCTTTTGATTGTTTTCATATTTGACTGGTTCCAGTATCGCAGCACATGGGTTACATACATATGCGTACTCCCCCTTCCTTTTGTGGAGGATGTCTGCTTCCAATACAGGAATGCCCCATACTCCTCTTTTAATTTTGTTCATATTTTCTCCGCATCTGTCACAATACCCTGAATGATATGATTTACTACCATAAAGACGGTTTGATGCTACATGGCATGTCTGCTTTGTCGGTATGGTTGAGTCTAGTCCTACCTCTGCTAGTGTTGTAATATCACACATCTTAATTTCTTTATTGAGGAGTTTTTGAAAGTCTTCTTCTGTAATGACACATATAGAAGACCCATCAATTGTCGTCCAATTTTCTCCATCCAATAGTGAAATAATCTTATGAGTTTTCATTTTAATAATATATCCATTCCTTAATTAAATAAACTTTCTAATGTGTTTTTCTTTTCTGTTTCCCACCCAATGTTCTTAAGTATTGTATTTAGTGGGTCTAGGAATGTTTTTTCGAATTGTAGATTCATATCCACGAAGTCATCAATTTCAAATTCTTTTGGAATGACTGTTGGAAAACTTATAACATGATCTTCTCCACTAGATCCTCCAAAAGGATTTGGTGTTTTTAGATACACAAACTTAATCTTTTCACCTTCTTGAATCTGTTTATACTTTTTACCCAATCTCATCGTTTTAATATTGTGATTGTATATCAATGCACCTTTCACTGCAATAGGTGTGTGCTTTTTGTATATTGTACTTGAATCAGTATATTTCAATAGTCCATTGACAGATCTAGGAAATGCAATCTGATCTGCCGGTAATGCCATAAAAGATTTCTTAAATGCCTGTACATAATCAATGAAGGTATCTTCATCTTTGTTCATTATGATATTAATACATTCTTTTAGTTCTTTTCTGACAATAGCAGGAGTAGAACTTCTGGTAGTTTCAATTCCCATGATCTTAAGTTTCGGAGTACTGTATCGGATTCCTTCTGAATCGAATACATTGAGAATGTATCGTTTCTTTGCAGTCCATAGTCCTTTGTTTGCAATAACTTCTCTTGCCATGACCATTCTATTCTCAAATACATTCATAACATCACCTAAGATTTCAAATTGCTTTTCAATATATGGGTCGAATGCTTTATTCACAATCTTGTCTAGATAATCTACAATCTTTGTGTTATCCGTTTCACCCGGCATAATCTTTTGAATAAGATCATCAAATTTAAGATAGATAGAATCTGTATCTGATGCGATTACATAATCGTAACTACCAGATCCAAGTATCTTGTTCATATATTCATTTAACTTATTGGCAATCCATTGAATTGACAACTGGCCAGAAAGGGTAATTGCTTCTGCCATTTGAGTATTATAATAGCGGAAGAATTCGTTTCCTATGGCGCCGTACGCTGAATTCAACTGAATTTTACGAACCATCTGAAAGTTATGATACTTCGCAATATCATTACTTAATTGATCACGTAATGCTACTAATTTATCTGTGGACAGATTACTATAATCCATTAGTTATTCCTAAAGTATTTATCCATGACTTTTTCGTAGATGTAATCATATTGTTTAGCATATACTTTTTCTGTTCTCTTGTTAGAGACATGCTGGATTATAGCATTTGTAATCATCACAGGACTTACGCAATGATTATCCATATGGTTTAGTTTCCAATTGAATATTAAAATATCCGATATTGAGTCAATTTGAGTATCAGTTAACATAATAGGAGTAGTGGGACTCGAACCCACACTGTAAAGATTTTAAATCTTTCATCTCTGCCATTGGATTACACTCCCAAGGTCTATAGTATACCACATAACCCACACAAAGTCAAACGGACTGTCGTCTTTTTAATTCGGCATTGACTAATTCTAATTCTTTTTGTGCATCAATCATTTTGCCTTTAAACATCTTTCGATCTTTGTACATATTATCCATAAGATCTGGAAGAAACCCTCGTTTTGTTTTAATATAGGTAGTACCATTTGCAGCAACACTCAAATCCTTCTTCCTATGCATTGCGATAACATCCAATGTTTCTTTTTCGTTATTCAATATACCCATTGGAGTTATTTTAAATTTACCATCCTTAGTAATAGTCTCTGTTGAGATATTATATTGCATGATTAAATGCGGATAAAGTGAGTTCAAATCGAAGGATACTACCCAGTCATGCATACCCACAATAGGATCTTTTACATATGCACCTGCAAATTGTTCATCCTTTGAACTGTGTTTCTTTGGTGGAACCACAATCTTATTCTTAAGAAGATAATTATAAATGATAACATCCCACGTCTTAACTTGACTAAACACATCAGAAAAGTTCACTCCTGCGTTATATGCAAGTGCAACTGCAAGTTCAATCAGTTTCAACTTTGCTTCTAGTTTTTCAACAAGAGTAACGTCGTGAATATTATACTCAACAAATTTCTGGAAATCGTTCTTATAGAAATCAGAGATGTTATCATATTCGTCATATACAAGTTTGGTTTCTCCAAGTTCCACATAAGAGATATTATTCAACGAATAAGACTCTCGGGTAACATAAGTAAACTTCTGATATAGTTCATAATAATCTAAAGTAGAAATACCAACGATATCATATACCTGATTATCCTTTCCTTTGAAGTTGACAGTCTTTTCTTTTACCATTTTCCACGGAGATAATCGTTTGGATTCTTTTGCAGAAAACACATTCTTGATTCTATTGACTAGATATGGAACATCGAAGAATTTAATATTCCATCCAGTTAGAATGTCGGGTGGAGATGCTGCAAAATAATCTAAGAAGGATTTCAGTAACAGTTTCTCATCTTCAAAACAGAATACCTGTACAGAAGGATCTGATGCAACATATTTACCCAAACAATATACACGTTTATCGTTTTTGCGTTTGAGTGCAATTGAGATGATTTTCTCGTTTGCTGTTTCAATAACAGGAAACCCGTCATCGCAGGTGGTTTCGATATCAAAATACATAATATCTAAAACATCAAAAGAGTAGTCTGTTGTTTCTGGATATGTGTCGTGGATGTATTGATATTCCAAACCAATAACACCATGGATTTCCATGTTCTTGACTTGAGAGTAATCTTTAATAAACTCTCGATATTCAGCGTAACTAGAAAAATCTAGTCGGTTTACAGACTCACCTGTGATTGTTTTATATTCAGAGTTATCAGTAGTTGCAATATAAACATATGGATTATATGCTCGTTCTACTTTGGTTTCTTTACCATTCTTATCCTTTTCTCTTAAAAGGATTTTGTCGTATGCATTATATACGTTTGTGTATATTTTATTTTTCATTTGATTTTACATATGCAGAGAATAGAACCATGTAGTTGATGATGTCAAGAACTGCATCCTCATATCCCTCGTTGGTTACGATCAGTTTGCCGTCTGCAACAAAAGTACTGAGTCGTGAAATTTTATCAATAATTCTTATCAAAAAACCAATTTCTGTAGAACAAATACCCATTGCTTTGCATCTTTCAAAGTTTGCAAACGGAGTATCTCCACCCTTTCCGGCATAGTCATTGTTCTTCATTTTCATGATTTCAAATGCACGATCTGTCAATTCTTTATGATGTTTAAATAATTCTTCTCTGTTCATATTGTTCCTTAAATGTTTCCGTATTTGCTACCACGCACAAAATAATGTTCTTCTACATCTTCAAATCCAAAGCACTCTCGTGCATAGTTTAAGATAATGTCCTTATCAAACTTATTACATGAATATACATCAAGTGTAATAAATCGTTTTGGTTCCATTGAGTGAATCTGAATGCCACTTTCAATTAATGGCACCCACCCACTTACTCCTGCTTTGTCTGGATAAATCTCA